TTTTCAAACTTGTTAAGTTTAGTTAAACCTAGGTTAAAGGACATATCAACGAGAGTCATCTTAACTGCTTCGGGTCTCCTATCAAAGTTAGGGTCATACTTCTTTGCATCCTTAAATGCCTGCGTAAGACTATAGTTGTAAAGGATTTTTGTTTCTCTGTCAGTAAGTTCCCTACCAGCAAACAATTCATTTATATTAATTCCTTGCTCCTTTAGAAACTTGCGATTAGCAGGCTCTTCAAGATTGAAGCCAATGCCTATTGTACGCTTGCCCTTAGTGTCCTTGTAAACCTTGGGTTTGTTGCCCTCATTTAGGACGAGCATGTCAAAGTAATTCCGTGAGCGTTGCTCCTGGACTCGTTGTGCAGCGAGTTGTTGGGTGCTTTGATTGTCAGCCATAGTGTAAGTATTAGTTAATAAAATAATACTACATATTCTGAGTGTCAACACTGCCCATCTGTGCAGGGGCTGTGCCGACTCGACCAATTTGTGCGTTCTGTGCTTGCTGCATCTGGAAGGTATATTGACCCTGGTATTTCTCCATGCGTCCCCGGAACGCTTCATCCTGCTGTAAACGCTGCTGAATATCTGGTTGTTGGGCGTACTGCTGGAGTACTTGCATCGCAATCTGCGCGCCTGTAGGACGGGCTGGCATTTCAATACCTGCAAAAATCTTTGTAAGATCATCAGTAACATTCTTAACCATTTCTTGTTGGGCATCCTCGGCTGGTTGCAACACAGCATCAGCCATAACTGGATCAATACTAGCAGCTGCAATATCAAGAAGTCCATCAATGTTCATTCGATTATTAACATTAAGTTGATTCAATGCAACAAAACTTTGTAACTTCTTTTCTACTGTTTCTGGGTCCGTATCAAGTACATCAAAGTTAATCATAATGTCAAAGTTTTCATTAGGGTCTCCCTTATCAAGAACTTGAGGGTCAGGTATTCCTGTAACTTGAAAAAATACTTGATCCGGTCCAAATCTCTGGAAGCACTTGTATGACATCCTAATAACCTCGGACACGTGACTCAAAAACTTGTCAACCATGAACTGCTGCCTTGACTGAGACATTGGGTCATTGGAATCAAGACCAACCATTCTGTCGGCTTGATTTATTAATGTTTCTTCCATCTCCATCGAACCTTGGTTGTACGCAGGGGTAGGTGCAAAGTCCAGATCTCCTTTACGACGATATGGAATCATTCTTCCTGGACCCCAGTCGTTAGGAGCTTGTCCTACTGGGTGTAAGATTGGAGGTAGTGTTGCTAGACTGTTGCGGTCAATGCGTGAGTCACGCTCCACCTTTACTTGATTCTGTATGCCTCGAAGAATACTAGGAACTGTGGATACATCATAGAGACGCTTTGTGTCCTCGGACAAGCGTGTCACTACTACTGGGTAATCTTCGTACCCATTAAGTAGCTCGAACTTTGCGTATCCCGGAGTCCCAGTACCTTCGTCCCCATCAAAGTTCTTATGAAATACTGTACAATAAATTCCTTCGGATCCATCCTCTTCGTTAATAAGTCTTTGGTATCCGTATACAATTTCTATAAGTTCGTCTGCTTCGTAAGCAGTATCGGTAAGGCTCATACTACGACGGCCCTCCTCGTAACGCTCAAGGCTATCAATGTTTACACCTCGATATCTTTCAATCATTGTTTCTACGAAGTCCTCATCCCAACCGTCAGTAGTCACCTTTAGTTCTAATTCCTGTGGAGTGTAGTAGGTTTTCCAAAAACAGTAAGGCGCGCGTTGTGGGTCAGTAACATATGGAGGGAAAAGAAAGTCACCATCAGGTGCTAGGGTCTTTACCTCGGGGCAATTAATTTGACGGCGTACGATGGGCAGTTTAGCTATTCCTTTTTTTCTTAGATCTTTGAGTGCTTTCTTTGCGCGTTTTTCCGTAACGCCGTCAAAAGTTTGTTGAAGCAACAGGATCAATTCTTCGTCATTCTCTCCACCCTGAAGAGCTTGGAATATTTCTGGGGACATTTCTGCAATTTGTTGCAGCTCTATCTCTTGCTCAAAGGATCGATCCTCCATGTGCCAACCTACATAAGTAACTAGTAGTCCACGTTCGAGTAAATAATTAGCACCTAGCTCCATCTCACGATAGAAGCGAGGAATGTATCCAGAACGAATCATCCATTTTAGGAAACCAGAGACTACTTTACTTCTGGCTATGTCTCCGCTTTCTACGGGAAATGCCCTAACATTAGCTCTCTTTAGTGCTGATATAAATAGGGATGTAAGTTTTGTAATCCTCTCGTCAATGAGGTGGCACTCACTGTCGCTTGCACCTTCCCAGGGAAAGGCATCGGATCCGTGCTTTCTGTGATCTCTGCTTTTGCCTGGCCACCAATTTCTGCGGTCATCGTAGCTAGTACGGCATAGATCAAAATATGATTCCAGCTCAGTAATGGTTTGCTCATAAGCGTACCTAAGTGTCTTAATGTCCGGCTCGTCGTTTACATAAGTAAGAGCCTCTGAAATATTTTTATTCTCCATGCAGTCTATTTTTAATTATTTGAATCATATTTGTTAGATGAGTTCGAGAGCTACCTATCTTATCACATAACTCCATATTAGTCATTGGCAACTTGGACTCATGCTTTACGTATCTTTTAAAAGTTTCCCAAACTATTAACCTATCCTTGTTTTGTTGATTCCATTTGTAGTCAACAGTAATGCTTTCATCCTCGAGTTGTCCTGTCTCGCGGTTCTTATCATAGAACAGTTTTGTTTTTTTAGCCCTTGACATAACGGTAGCTAACTCCTGTCTCTGATTCAATGACCTCAAAGCAGATTACCTTACCGAGGAACTTTCCTTTTAGGCGGTTAGGTATAAGTACCGGAACTTTTTTTCCAATCTCTACGAAGTGAACCATATTAAATCTAGGGTTTGGACATATGGAAAGCACCTTGCCTTTGTAGTGCTTAGGTATTATCTCGTTAATTAACATACCATCCGCTAGTATGTCCTGGGCTTCTACACTTAGCCAAGTGTTCTTTCCCTTGCCCGTGATGTACTCCTCTGGTAGTTTTTCTTTTACAATATCCAGGGCTTCATTAAAATCCGTTTCGTGGTACTGAGCGAACTCCGTTAGTTTTATTTTCATTAGTATCCTCCTTGTTGTCTTCTAGTTATCCCCATATCAGAGGATGCAAAGTAATCAGGACCCATTCCACCATTGGACATACGTAGATAACGTATGAGGTCAAAGAAGTCCTTTAGTGCTTCGTCCGCTTTACCGGATGCATTGTAGTTAATCATACTCTCTATAAGGTTGCCGCAGTCCTCGTGGACATAGCATCGTGGTCGATTAGCAGCGTCAAGCTCATAATTAGGATTATAAAAGAACCAATCGTCCAGGCTAGTGTTACCTATACCTTCTTGCTGTCCATCCGATGGGGTAAAGTTCATACCGTAGTCATAGAAAGCCGTAAATAGATCCACATTGTTTTCGTTCTCCTTAGCAAAGAATCTGGAGTCACCTATACGTTCCGTGACCTCTATACCTAATTCGTCCTCGATCTCCTCAAACAGTTCGCAGTACTTCTGTACATCGTAGCCTAACTTCTCCGAAGCTGGACCCTTTCTCCATTTGGGATCCCCAAACAATGCCCACTCGCCGTAGGTGTCCCTATCTGGCCACTCCCTTCGTATAAATATCTCTTCGTCCTCAGAGACTCCTGCCCATATTGCTACATAGTTCCTAGCAAATGCGGGGTCAACTACCTGATACCAAGTCAGTAAGTCATTGTCAGGAAAGGATATACCATGTTTATTTGGAGTATCGTTAAGTACATTCACCTCAGGGCTAAAGTTAGGCAGCAGTGAAGTCATTGACTTCGTGGGTAAGCCATAGGCACGGACCATGATCGTGTCACGGTTCGCGTTCTTTAGATCCTTTGCTATACGGTCATAGCCGCCGAATGGGTTCTCGTCCGAGTGCAGGTACACTACACCAGCGTCACGCTCCGGGCTGTACTGCTTTACTGGTACTTCTTCTCCGTCCAGTAGGGCCGCGGATTTAGTCTCCAGTGTCTCGGAACCCTTTAGGTACTCAGAAACAAAGGGT